TAAGTCAGCAGAAGACCGTCAAGACTGTGTAGACCGTAACACCCAGCACCTAGAGCTTATGGTAGCTAAAGATGATTGGGGTAGTGAATCTATGACCGCAATTAACGCAGCTATTACAGCAGGGAACGGGTATACAGCATCATGAGCGAACAAACAGTAACAATCAACGAAGAAGAGCATAACGTATCAGAGCTTGCTGTAGAGACTCAGGCGCACATTGCTCGTGTAAACGAGTTACGTCAAGAAATAAGCCGATTGCAGATGCAGATTAGTGAGCGCGAAGTTGTGCTACAAGCCTATACCACTGCTATTGTTGAAGCTGTAAAGCCTGTCGAAGAAGCTGAAGGCGAGGTTGTAAACTAATGGATCTAATAGAAGTTGTAACGACCCTAACTACGTTGTCGGTAATAGCCAGTGCCATTTGTGCTGCCACACCTACACCCAAAGATGATGCCTTCTTTGCCAAATGGATATATCCCGTAGTTGAAGCACTAGCTTTGAATATCGGTAAGGCCAAGGAATAATGGCGGCAACGCGCCCTACGGTAAAGGATGCTCTCGCTGAGATTGGCGCACACGAAAGAGAATGCGCGATCAGATATGAAAACATTGAAAAGCGTTTGGAGTCTGGGTCGAAGAGGTTCGACAGGATCGAACACCTAATCTACGGTATTTACATTCTTGTTCTAGGGTCGGTTTTAGTGCCGATATTGCTATCTATGAGGTAGGAAATGATTGCAGAAATCTCCGCGATAGTGGCTGGAGTCAACATGGCTTCAAACGCGATCAAACAAGCAGCAGGCACAGCGGACGATTTAAGCACCATAGGAACCTTTCTCGGTAAGCTCGGTGGCGCAGAAGTGGAATTAGCCAGAGCACAGAACGCTGGCGGTTTGTCAGAAGCTGACGCTGTTAAGGCTGCGCTGGCGCGTAAGCAGATTGCAGAGACAATGCAGGAAGTTAAAGACCTGTTTGTTATGAGCGGCAATGGTCATTTGTATCAGCAGTGTATGCAGGAAATGGCTAATGCTCGAAAGGCAAAGCAAGAAGAGTTAGCTAGGGCTACGGCAAAGAATAAAAAGTTCTGGAAAGATATGCGTCAGATTGGGATGCTTATCTTGCTGGTTCTTGTTTTAGTACCCGCTGCTGTAGGCGCATTATTGGCTTATTTGACCCGATGATAATGGCGTTTTTGCTTATTGTTATTATAGATGGTGAGCCTTTATCAGAAGAGTTTTACTTTCGGGATGTGACCCGCTGCAATCAGTTTGCTTATTACGTTGAGTCAGGCGCAGTTAAAATAGGTAAACAAGAACGTAACCAAAACAATATAAGTGCTTACTGCATACCTAAGAAGATAGGCCGTAACACGAAGACTTGGGATTAAACTATGAGCATCGTCGCATCATTGGTAGGGCCGGTTACAGGGCTACTGGATAAGTTCATTGAGGACAAGGATCAGAAAAACGCCTTGGCCCATGAAATTGCTACGATGTCAGAACGACATGCTCAAGAGCTTATGAAGGGCCAGCTAGACGTAAACAAGACCGAAGCTGCACATAAGTCGTTATTTGTTGCTGGCTGGCGACCGAGTATCGGGTGGGTGTGTTCGCTGGGCTTACTCTACAATACGATTATTGCCAACATTCTAGGCATCTGGGTAGACCTACCCGAAATAGATACAACCCTGCTCGTTCCGGTTATGATGGGGATGCTCGGATTGGGCGCTATGCGTTCATACGAGAAGGTCAACTCTGTAGCTAGGGAGAAGTAATGAGTAATCTAGTTAAGATGCTTAAACGCCATGAAGGTGTGCGGTCTAAATCTTATATATGCTCGGCTGGGTATGAAACAATTGCAGTAGGCAGAAACATTAGTGAGTCTGGTCTTGGCCTGTCTGATGATGAGATTGATTACTTACTAGCAAACGACATTAAGCGGGTACGAGAAGAGCTTACGGATTGTTACTTTTGGTTTCCTGCAATGAACGAAGCGCGTCAAGATGCATTAGTGGATATCTCATTTAACTTAGGGCAAACACGGCTTCGTGGTTTTGTTAAGGCGCTTGAAGCCATGTCCCGCGAACAGTTTGATATTGCTGCCGATGAATTCATGGACAGCAAGTGGAGTCAGCAAGTAGGTAATCGTGCTACTGAGGTGACTGAAATGATCCGCACAGGTGAGTACCAGTAATGCCTTTACAGAAGTTTATCTTTCAACCCGGCATCAATAAAGAAGGCACTGACTACACTGCGGAAGGCGGTTGGTTTGACGGCAATCTAATGCGCTTCCGTAAAGGATTTCCAGAAAAAATAGGTGGCTGGGTAAAATATCTTACAAACCCCTTCAACGGGTCTGGAAGAAAGTTGCTATCTTGGACCACGCTAGATAATGAAAGACTGCTTGGTATAGGGACGAGAACAAAACTATACGTTCAATCTAGTGCGTCTTATGACGATATAACACCCATACGAAAAGTATCAACCAACTCAATTACCTTTGCTGCAACAAACGGGTCTTCAACTTTAACCGTTACAGATGCTACTAATGGCGCGGCAAAAGGAGATTTCGTTACTATATCTGGCGCAGTATCTCTGGGCGGGTTAATTACAGCAGCCGTTCTTAACCAAGAATATGTTGTAGATTCTATTGAAAATTCTAATTCCTATAAAATTACAGCGAAAGATACCGCCGGAAATACAGTTACCGCTAATTCTTCAGATACAGGTAACGGCGGCGCTGGAGTAGACGGCTCTTATCAAATAAGTGTGGGGCTGGACGTATACGTTCCTAGCTCCGGTTGGGGAACCAGTGCTTGGGGTTCTGGCCCGTTTGGTTCTAGTAGCCCGTTGAATGTGATTAATCAATTACGCCTATGGTCTATGGACAGCTTTGGCGAAGATTTGATTGCCAATGTTCGCGCAGGCGGGATTTACTATTGGGACTACACAAACTATACGAACCGGGCTGTAGCTTTAAGTGATCTAGCGGGTGCTAACTTAGCGCCAACATTGGGTCTTCAAGTGCTTGTTTCAGACATTGATCGGCACGTTATTGTTCTTGGCTCAGACCCTTTAAATTCTAGCCTTACCGCACGAACCGGCGCGATAGACCCGCTTCTTATTGCATTTTCAGATCAAGAAAATGTTGCTGAATGGGAGCCAACTTCAACAAATACCGCGGGTTCTTTGCGTTGTTCTGCGGGTTCTCAAATCATTGGTGGACTAAGAGCAAGGCAAGAAACCTTAATATGGACGGACGTTGCTTTATATAGCCTACAGTTTATTGGTGCGCCTTTAACCTTTGGCCTTAACCTAATAAATGAAGGCGTAAGCTTGATTGGCCCGAATGCCGCGGTAAATACCCCTTCGGGAATTTACTGGATGGATAAGAAAGGATTTTATTCGTATCAAGGGGCGGTACAGCCCGTACCTTGTTCTGTTCACTCCTATGTGTTTGATGATTTGAACGAAGACCAAGCGTTTCAAGTATTTGGTTTCCTAAATAAACAGTTTGATGAAGTAGGTTGGTTTTATTGCTCGGGCACAAACACGATTATTGATAAATATGTTACTTATAATTATGTCGATAGGACATGGTCAATCGGAGAATTGTCTAGAACGGCTTGGCTTGATGAGGGTATTGTGTCCTACCCACGGGCCGCGGGCTACGATGGTAATAACAACTACATCTATTCGCATGAAACCGGGTTTGATGATGACGGCGCTCCGATGGACAACGTGTTTATTGAAAGCGCGGACTTTGATTTAGGCGAAGGCGAAAACTTCCAATTTATTCGTAGATGTATTCCAGACGTGAAATTCACCGGTAACGGCGGTTCCGGACAAACAATTAACTTTGTTCTAAAAGCGCGAAACTATCCCGGCGAATCACTGACCACGGATCAAACGACTGCTTTTACGGGGACTACTACCAAGATTGACACTCGGGCACGGGGCCGACAGGCTGCGGTACGTTTTGAATCGGACGATGATGCCGCACCGGGAGTGCGGACTGGAGTAGGTTTTAGGATTGGCGGTACTCGTTTAGACCTACAACCTAACGGCAGAAGATGAGCAAACTTTTACAGAGCCGACTGCCTTTTGCGCCTATGGCTCAAAACGTAGACGGAAATACCTTTAATAAGGCTATTCGTCTGCTAGAGATTAGTTTGGATTCTTTTAATCCAGACGCTACTCCGCAGTTTACAAGAGCGGAACGTGATACATTAAAGTTTAATGCAGGAGACGTTATTTGGAACGTTTCTATTGAAAACCTACAGGTTTATGATGGTGATAACTGGGTGAGTTTATCGGCGGAATTGCCGTATACTCAAGACGGTTTAGAAGCTACGGGGCTTGTAGGTAGTGTTCAAGTAATTAACAAAGGTTCTATCGTAGTAAACGTTCACGGCTAAGGACGTTTTTCTTCAATAAAAATAGGCGTATACTCGTAACATGGCACAATCAGCACTTAAATACGATGAATTTGATCAAATGGATCAAGTCCCTATTCCAGCAGGCGGTATTGCTACTTTTTTGACGGCGGAAACCGGCTCTTGGGCCGATGATGACGAAGTCATGCCAAAGAAAGGTATTGCGCAAGTTCATCAGATAGCTGACAAGCTTGCCGAGTATGGCCGTAATGAAGACGAATACATGGTTCACGCTGCGGAAGGCGAGACTGTTATTCCGATGGAAGTGTTTGATAAAAACCCCACCCTAAGAAACAAGCTTTTTGCTGAAATGCGCCTTATGGGCATTGAGCCAGAACGTTATGTTGTGGGTAATGAGCTTAACTCTATCAACCCGGTTACGGGTCAGCCGGAGTTTTTCCTCAAGAAACTGTTTAAAGGTCTAAAGAAGATCGTAAAAGCAGTTTTACCTGTTGTTGCAACGATTGCTTT